GGACTAACGACAGGGTAGGCGTCATTGCTCTTGAGGAAGATTGGCGTCGAACTGTGGATGGTATACTTTCCATTGAAGCTAACGCTCGTTTGCATATTGATAGTGTACGCGCTCAGTTCAGCGATGAAGAGATCGACAATTTCTTTAATGTTTTGTATGGCGGTAACAACGAGAACAGGGTTTATGTTCACGCTCATCTTGGCATGAACGATGTTGATAGCGTCTTTTCTAAACTACGTTTTATGGCGATGGGCCTTGAGTGTAAGTGGATAGTTTTTGACCACTTGCATATGCTTTTGTCTATGACCACTGATGGTGACGAGCGCCGTAATATCGACACCATCATGCACAACTTCAGAACTTTGGTGGAAGAGACAGGCATAGGCTTAATACTTGTGTCACACCTTAGACGAGTTGACGGTAACCGTGGTCACGAGAATGGTATTGAGACAGGACTAAATCATCTACGCGGCTCACAGAGTATCGCTCAGTTGTCCGACTGTGTAATTTCTTTAGAGCGCAATCAACAGTCAGAAGATCCTGTGGAGGCCAGCACTACAAAAGTTAGAGTGCTAAAGTCTAGGTACACTGGTGATGTGGGGCTGGCTACACAGTTGTTTTATGATAAAGATAGTGGTAGGCTCAGTGAAATAGCTATGGAAATAGAAGAACAAAATGAGATTGAGCTATGAAAAGCATCGTGTTCGACATTGAAGCAGACAGTTTAGAACCTACAAAAATATGGTGTATCGCCGCTGTTGACCCTGATTCGGGCGAGACAAAGACCTTTGGGCCTACTGAGATTGTTAATGGCCTAGCTTTTTTAAACACCGCTGATAAGCTGATAGGTCACAATATCATTGGGTACGATCTACCCGCTATAAAGAAAATACACAACATCGACTTAGCTGAAGGTAGGGCTGTAGTTGATACGCTTGTATTGTCTCGTTTGTTTAATCCAACGAGAGAGGGTGGACATAATTTAGAGTCTTGGGGGTATCGGGTTGGTCTTAGGAAAATCGATCACGATGAGTTTGGTGAGTATACTCCTGATATGTTGAACTATTGCCGCAACGATGCTGTTCTTAATGCAAAAGTATTTAATCATCTAAAAACTGAGTCTCGTGGGTTCAGCCGTCAGTCAGTTGTTCTTGAGCACGAGACATTAAAAATTATTGCAGACCAACGAGATCGTGGGTTTCTGCTAGATGTAAAGTCTGCAACGCTTCTTGTTGCTGAACTAACTGACAGGCTTAAAGAAGTAGAGCGTGAGGTTCAAAAAACTTTTCGTCCTAAGCAACTTAAGACTACTTTGTTGGCTCAGTTTACCAAGACAGGTGCGCTGTCTAAGATGGGTTTAATTGAGGGCAGTACAAAGAAAAGCAGGCTGACTCAAGAAGAGTACGAGGAAATAGCTACTAAACGAAAGACTGTTCGTATTGAGGAGGTTCCGTTTAATCTAGGCTCTCGCAAGCAGATAGGTGAATATCTTATTGACTTTGGTTGGAAGCCAAAACGCTTTACACCTACCGGGCAACCAATTGTTGATGAGTCTACGTTAAGTAAAATCAAAGACATTCCAGAAGCCACTCTGATTGCTGAGTACCTTCTTTTGCAGAAGCGAATAGCACAGGTGTCTTCTTGGCTTGAAGAGTTACATGAAGATGATCGTGTGAGGGGCTTTGTTAATCCTAACGGTACGATTACAGGTAGGATGACACACAACCACCCTAATATGGCTCAAGTTCCTAGTGTAAGAGCGCCTTACGGTAAGGAGTGCCGCTCTTGCTGGACTATACCAGAGGGCTATAAGTTAGTGGGTATTGATGCTAGTGGCCTTGAGCTACGAATGCTGGCCCACTACATGAAAGACGAGGACTTCAAAAATGAAATACTGCACGGAGACATACACTCAACTAACCAACGACTTGCAGGGCTTGAATCAAGAGATCAGGCGAAAACATTTATCTATGCCCTCTTATACGGAGCAGGAGATGCAAAGCTTGGCAGTGTGGTTGGAGGAAACAAACGTGATGGTTCGGAACTTAGAAAGCGTTTCTTCGATAATCTCCCTTCATTTAAACATCTTAAAGACACAGTTGGAAGAGCGGCTTCAAAAGGTTTCCTCAAAGGACTAGATGGACGCAAGCTCTATATTCGATCTGAACACGCCGCACTCAATACCCTGTTACAAAGTGCCGGGGCTATTGTTATGAAGCAGGCTATGATAGGATTGAATCAACTAATTAAACTAAACACTCTTGATGCTCATTTTGTATGCAACGTACATGACGAGTGGCAAGTGGAAGCATTAGAAAAGCAATCTGATTGTGTGGGACAGTTAGGTGTAGACTCAATAATAAAAGCTGGCGAGCAACTAGAACTTTTTTGTGAGCTTGACGGCGCATATAAAATAGGAGATAACTGGAGTGAAACACACTAGCATTTTTTTTGTACTTTGTTTTTTATTATCTTGTAGCACTTATCAAACATCCAAAGATGAGCCATGTTTAGAGTGGACTACAAGAGATAGAATTGACGAGATATGTACTCGCCAGCCGTATCGCCTCTGCTTTGACTACATAGTATTAGAAACAATATGTTTGCGTAGAGGAAAGCCAGCATGAAAAAGTTTGGACTTTGGCTTTATGATTGGTACAACTATATTTTTAATCATAAAATAAATCCGCTACGCCACATCCCTGACCCCACGACTAGATTCTTTTTAATGTTCTACTTATCTGTAGCATGGAGCGGTGCGTTTGCGTTATGGGCTGGAAGCTGGTATTACTTTGGCGGTAGTGTTTACGCGCACTTAATTTTACTGGCTATGTTTTTTATAACTGTTTCTATCTTTGTTGACGCTGAACGTAGGGGCCATGTTTGGTTAATTGATTTAAAGAAGAAGAACCGTGAAACACGATCCTAGCCGTATTGGAGATTTAGCAGAGCATTATGCCATTACATGGCTCTGGGATAATGGCTACCATGTTTTTAAAAACTGTGGCTGTACCGGCCCAATAGATATTGTTGCCTTAGATCCAGACGGTAACATTACTCTTATAGATGTTAAGTCCTATAAAGATGGTAGACTCTCTGCAAAAACCCCACTACAAAAAGAACTTGGTGTACAGTACCTACACTACAATTCACTTACGCGCAAATGTCGCTTTGTAAGGCATAGGAAATGAAAATTGACACATTAATTGACGATATTTATGGACAACTAAATCAGTTGTCTGAAGGAAAAGAATTTAATTTATTAGATGAAGATCTAGACCAAACTGTAGCTCGTATCAAAGATTCAATTTTAGCATGGGCGCGGCCTTCTGAAAGGGACTCTGCGTTTTCATTGCGAATGTCAAACATTGGGCGTCCTGCCCGACAACTCTGGTACGAACAAAACCTCCCATTAGAACGATCACTTCCTGACCCCGCTGTCCAACTAAAGTTTCTTTATGGGCATATCCTTGAAGAAATTCTTTTAATGTTGGTTCGCTCTGCGGGACACACTGTTACTGATGAGCAAAAAGAAGTTGATGTAAAAGGCATCAAAGGCCACATTGACTGCAAAATTGATGGTCAAGTAGTTGATATAAAAACTGCATCTAAGTTTGCGTTCAACAAGTTCCGCGAGGGGCGTCTACGAGAAGATGATCCCTTTGGTTATATGTCTCAGCTTGCTGGCTATGAGGAGGCTGAGAAGTCCTCTGAGGGCGGCTTTCTTGTAATCAACAAAGAGAGCGGTGAGTTGTGCCTGTATCGCCCAGAAGAGCTAGACAAGCCCAGCATCAACACCCAGATACAAAGCGTAAAGAAAGCTTTGAAGCTAACTACCCCGCCCCCACGGTGCTATGAATCTGTGCCAGAGGGAAAGAAAGGCAACATGAAAATACATCGTAGTTGTAACTACTGCCCCTATAAGTTTGAGTGTTATAAAGATGCAAACAATGGGCAGGGGCTAAGAGTTTTTAAATATGCTACTGGTTTAGCATACTTAAGTCATGTAGAAATTGCACCGCGAGTCGAAGAGGTTAGTTATGAATCGACGCCTTTCTAAAAGAATAAATAAAAAAACAGTTGAAATTTTTATTGAGTGGTTAAAAACAGTTATTGATGAAAACCAACACAAAGAAATTGACCCAAAAAAATATAAAGATTATATTCCTAAAAACGCTTACTATTGGTCTGGGACCACACTTGTTAATTCTATATTTACTCCTCGTTGGATTAAAAAGAAATTAAAATATATGCATAGAAATAGTTCTCGTGCTATAGAAGATTATTGTTTGTCTGATTTCAAATGAAAATTTTATCGCTAGAAGCCGCTATCTTTTATTGTGCAAGACAATTAGCAGACGAAGAATCAATTGATGAAGATATTTTATTTGAGTTATACACAATATTAAAAGTATATTTTGAAGATAATGTAGTAACTATCCATTGAAACCAAAAATAAAAAAAGCTTACCGCCGCCCACGAGTTAAACGTCCAGTAGACAAAGCCCCAATAAAAGGCTACGATTCTAATTGGGAGTATGAACTTCACTCAGGCATTTTAAATGATTGGAAGATTCATTCTGAAACAA